GCGTCCGAGGGAACCGTAGGTTCCCTGGAAAAGGGGTCGTAGGGGGTAGAATCCCTACCCACGGGTTTCGCTACAAAGGGAGGGAGCGTCCGAGGGAACCGTAGGTTCCCTGGAATTAGATGTCTAACGACACTGTATTTTTATCTGAACGTTGTTTTCTACGAGTACGTTTTGGCATATTTCCATTTTGTACGTCTTTCAAAGAAGTAATGGAAATCATAGAATCATCGTCATTATTCACCGCACTTTCGTGGATATTCACATTACGGGTTTTCAAACCAGATAAGATATTATCGATATCACTGGTTTGTGGACCCCGCATTTCAGGTCGGGATGGTGCCTGTGGCGGTAAAGTAGTTGGACGACTACTTCTGTCTTGTTGTGCCATATCTTGATAATTATTTAAATCTACTCCTTGTTCTCTAAACATAGCACCACGAGCAGCATTTATGTCTTGGCGATTACTTGGTGTTTCAGTATAGACCATTCCTGGGCGTGGTGGTGGAGATTGTCCTTTGGTTTCCATAGGACCGGGTGGTGGTGGTCCACGTGGTTTATTCATTTGGTCTTGCATCATATTATTGGCAAAGGCAAAACCAGGAGAATTTTGAGACATAGTATTTACAGTGGCATTCGTAAACGCTTTCATTAATTCAGGACTTTGACGGATGACATCATTAAATCCAGGAGTAGCAGTTGATAATGCTTTGTTAGTGAAATTCACCACTGCTGCACTAAATCCGAGACGTAACAAAAGGGATAATTCCGGAGCCATTTTACCACCCTTATATTTTTCATGTAATTCCGAAAAAATTTCTTCGTAACTATCAATATCTTCACTTACCTGTTCTCCCCACCCATCTAAATTAATATCAAAGGGATTGAAAGCAGCATTGGCATATTCAACGGAATTTACAAAGGTCATAAACCACCAACCTTGTAATTTGATACTATCCTTTTTACGTTTATCTTCCATTGCACTTTCATATTCATCCTCAATTTCTTCATAGGAAGAATCAAGTGTAAAATGCGAGGATGATTTATATAAGCCTTTGGAGTTCCAATCCTCTAATTTTTTAATCATCATGCGTTTTTTTCTACGACGTTCTCGTTCGGAAAGATTGGTTGGCGCTGCATAACTTTTATCGGTGGGAATTTCATTTACTTTTGAAAAACCGTCCCATGTTTTGGTATTCCCCATACTTTCAGCAGTAGATTGTCCGAGTTTGGAATCAGTGAATTCGTTTTCTAAATGAATTGTTTTTCCTCCTTCAAAAGAGGGTTGAGATGCGGAACCACCAAATCCAAATAAATCAGAGGTAAACCCACTTAATGTTTTACTTTCGCTACCAGAAGAAGTACTACTGGTATGACTATTCGATGGACCGGAACCTACGCCAGAAAGATTGTTTAATTCTTGTTCTAAATTATCTAAATCTCCGACTTCAAATTTAACATTGTTTGATCCGGTTTTTACTCTATCATTCATTAATAATTCAATACCGGGACCAAAATTCACAGCTTTTGATGATGAATTGTCAAAATTAATAGAAATAGGTTCTAAATCATTTAATCCGATATCAATGACTTCCATTGTTTATGATAAATATACAAATTTTATTTTTAAGTCCTCCGCATTGTAAATATTATCCAGGGAACCTACGGTTCCCTTGGACGAACCCTCCCTTTTTATTTTTTCTAAATATTTTATGATTTTTGGATTATGCGAGGCGATTGCTAATTTTTTGTATATACCAATTTCCCTGTAAAAAACAATCTGCTAAATCGTCCTTCTTTTTTGTTTCTAAAACATATTTCCATTTTTTAAAATCTTCATTTGTATCTAATAGTTGAGAACATTTGGTAACCCCATCTATTTTGTGTTTCTTATAAACACTATTTTGTGTGACAAATTCAGAATTAATATTTTCTAAAGGTTCTCCATCTCCATTTTCCCTAAATGTGTTCTCATTATTCATTGTATTTTCGTTTTTAACATCCACATTTTTCATAGATAATTTATTCGCCGATGAAATAAATTCTATATGAATATCACTATTATTCATTATAAAATATTGTGCCAACATTCCCTGTATAGTTTTCATACGATTCGCAATCGGAGATATTTGGTTCTCAATAATCACATGGGTAATCTCATGAATTCCTGGTATCTCATTCAATAATAGTTTCATTTTCTTACCAATCGTGATTAAATCAGTATCATTTGCCGATTTTTTCTTTTTATAGACGATTGGTACAAAACACTTTTTCTCATAATATTCATGTATTTTACCTAATAAAATAGGTCGGGTAAAATGGTCGTGTTCTCCCATGAATTGTAAATCTTTACAAATGGTATTTAATTCGGGAACTTTTAATTTATTAAAATGAGAGGGACTGGTTTGTTTGGTAGGAATACAATAATCGATAGATGTTTTAGCATGTTTATCACAAAAATAAGTGGAGCCTTTTGAGAACTTTGCCACCTTGCCACATAATTTAGCGGGTGTTTTTTTATTTTTTGGTTTTAAGTAACAATTACAAATATTTTGGGGGACATCTTTTTCTAATAAATTTAATATATTCCAATCTAAAATAGAAGGTGGAGAACCTGGTGTTATTTGAAAAATACAATATGCCATATTTTTAATGCCCACATCAAAACTAATCAATTTCATCTAATTTATATGTAAAATAAAATGAAATAAAATAAATTATTTGTCCGCATAGATTATATATATGAAAAATTTAGCAAATATATCATTTTTAGTATTATTTATAACATATATTATATTCTATAATACCGTAAATGAGATTATGCCAATGATTTTGAGAAATGTTTTTGATGTTACTTTTATTATTTATGCTACAACCATAAATAAATATTATGGATTACTATGTTGTGCATTAGTTCTCTTTGTAAAACATGATAAAATAATAGAAGGAGCATCTGTTGGAACTAATGTAAGAAACCTAAGTGGCGATGTAATCAGTATAACAGATTTGATAGAAAAACATATTAAAAATATAAAACAGGGACCCGCTGGACAACAAGGAAAAGAGGGACCCGCTGGACCACAAGGAAAAGAGGGATCCGCTGGACCTGCTGGTGCGGAAGGCGCCGTTGGTCCTACGGGTGCTGCTGGTGCGGAAGGCGCCGTTGGTCCTACGGGTGCGGATGGTCCTGCTGGAGGTCCAACCGGACCTACTGGTTCATCTGGAGAAATGGGGCCTACCGGACAAATAGGAGCAACCGGTAAACAAGGAGAACAAGGACCACAAGGTCCAGTTGGTGTAAGTCCAAAAGAAGGGTTTTCTGAATATAGATAAATATTTTACAAAAATCAATAAAATATTTATTTCATTTTTTTCCAAATTTCTTCCTGGGTAATAGCAGGCGAAATTTTACGAGCATTTAATTGTTCGCGTGATAAATAGATTTCTTTTAAGTCACTATTGGCATATCCAATTGGTTTGGCGTTATCAACGACTGAACTAAATAAATATGGGGTAGAATTTGGCATATGTTGTTCCATTCCACGTAAGGGAGTTTCATTGTGTTTTTTGAAATATCCAGCATCATTGCATGCTTCGCGAAAGTTCCATTCCATAATTTGTTTAGAATTTTCGGTTAAATATTTTCTATATTTCCAATTACTTTCAATGCCATTTTTAGTGATGAGTTCATTATTAATGACACTTTCTGGTTGGTATGAAGCAGTTACCGAGCGACCATCGTTCATTAATGGCGGAAATTCTGGATATTTGTTATTGGTATTATATCCTAAAGAAGATTTCGGGATAGTTTCTTTAATGATAGGATAAGCACAATCAATGGTTTCAAATTGTGTAGAGAACATTATTATATAATATATAGAATATATTATATAAAATTTATGGATTTTCAATTAATAATTGAATGAGTTGGATTTTTTTCATTTTGCTGGCATCACTTACTAAACCTTTTGTAACAACCAATGTTTTTAATTCATTTAAATTCATGCGTGCATAATAATCTTTCGTTGCTTTAAAAACCGAACTGCTATTTGCTATTATATTATCTACATTTTCAGCATTTTCTAAATGTTCGCCTTCCAATTTTTTGACAACAATAGATGTATCATTTTCGAAATGTTCTTCTAATTGTGTTTCATCATTATCGTTCTCATTTTCTACTTCATTTTCAGTTTGTATATCATTGACCTCAATATTTTCTCCTAATTCAATATTAATAACCTTTATTTTATTGACAGTTATTTCATCATCGTTAACAATTACAACCTCGTCATCACTATCATCATCATCACTATCATCATCATCATCACTATCCTTATCATCGCTATCCTCCTCATCACTATCTTCAATATTCGCATAACTATCATCCTCGGAAACAATTATTTTATTTTCAACATATTGTTTCGAATGAAATGGTTGTTCTTGAATGATAATTGCATCATCATTATCTTGTCGCAATTGTTGACAATGATATTGTGCGGAATTTACTAAATAACCACTCTTCATAAAATTTAACTCTTTTACAATATTATTTATAATTTCAAACATTGTATCATTTTTATGTTCTAAACTTGTGATTTGCTGTTTAAAATGAAAAACCAGTAGTAATATTAACACGAAAGTAATTCCTAAACTTATAAAAAAGAAAGTATCTATGTAATTGAATAAACCCATTTTTATTATAAGAATATATATTTAACAAATTAACTAAACGAATACATATCTATAATGAAAAAATAATATACCATATTATATAATAGAATATGGATAGCCAACCAGCTTCAAATAATATAGGTTTTGGAGAACAACCATCATCAATTTCCAGTATATTTAGTAATAAAAACTATATTATCATATTTTTATTGATTTTATTAACTTTCACATTTTTAGGAATAAATATTTTAAATATTTTTGGTAATTTCTTTCAAACCCTTGTCAATATTTTTGGACCATTGATTACCCAAATATTATCTGTCTTTGGATATACCGCAGGAACACTTATAGATAAATCTGCTGATATAGTAAGTGATACCGCAAAAACGGGTATAGATATAGCAGGTGACACCGTTTCATCTATAGGTGATATATTGAAGGATGCCAGTAGACCCAATGTAGATGCGAAAGCAAAACAACAATTAGATCACAGTATAAATATATCAACCCTATCTAAAAAAGAACCTGCACCAGATTCATCCACCAATCCAATACAAAAACCCATTACATCCGGAAAAGCGGGTTGGTGTTTAGTAGGAGAATATGAAGGGCGCAGAGGTTGTATAGAAGTGAGCCAAAGTGATAAATGCATATCCGGTCAAGTATTCCCCGAACAGGCTATGTGTTTGAACCCTAATTTATCTCAAAATAAAACCCCATAAAATATAAAATCAAAAACAAATATAAAATAAATCATTCATACTATACTATTATGAACGATTCGCAAAAGATGGAGAAATTGGAAGAAATAAAATATTATTTATATAACGAACAACACCATAGTATTGGAAAACATAATTTACATGGTATAGAATGGTTACGGAATTTTCTTTTAGAAGCAAATTTCAATCAAAATTTTATAAAACCAGAAACATTGTTAATCTATATCGAAATTATAAATGCGTTAAAAAATATCGCCGCGAAATATTACCAATTGAAAGATGAATTGTATATGAATATAGAAACCGAATTATTATTTCATCCCGAGATTTTTTTTAACGAAATTGTTTTCAATAGACATAAAGAAAATTTTTGGTTTGTCAAATATAAAGAAGGAAATGAATTATTGGATGCATTTGAATATATGTTATATGTAATCATCAATTATTTGGATGATTTGGAATTTGATATACATCAGAGTGAAATAAACAATGAGAAACATATTGAAAATGCAAATTATGTAGAGATAGAAGAAGTAATTGAGAAACCTCTATTGGGTTCGGAAGAAATACTTTCAGCAATGGCACAATGTGATTGAGTTTTGATAGATGAAGTAGTATTATATTTGATACCACTTTGTATAGAGGAAAAATAACTGGAATATAATGTAGATTCACTCGTATTATCTGTTATAAAATTATTAAATTTAATAGTGTATACATAACCAGGTTGAGTGTATAAAAATAATTTTGTTACTTTTAAAACTCCAATGTATATTTCACCTGAAAACTGTGTAAAATAATTTGTATCTGAATTCAAAGATAGATCGAATGATATATTATTAATACCATTAAACGATATATCATATTCATTATTTAATATCACATTTGATGCACTATAATATACAGAAATTGTAGGAACATTTATTGTCATATCAAACAGACGATTATTAAATGAAACATCATAGGACGATAATGTATTTTGAATAATATTTTCACCAGAGAAATACATAGTTAACGGTATTTCAAAATTAAAATAGGCTCCGATATCATTGGAGTTAATAATATTTAATGAAAAAATAGTAGTGGATGTATTGTTTGGGGCTAAAATATTTTCTTCTATTTTATAATCAATAAATTTAACATTTGTAGGTGGATTAATTCCATAATTGGCTGTATCAGTCGAATTTTTATAATTATATAAAGGAACATCTAAATCGCGAATTAAATTTATTACTGGACCAGGTACACCAGACGAAGATGTAGGTGTTGGTATCATATTATCATTACAAATAATAATAGGTTGAGATGAAATATCATACCAAATATTGCCATTCGTATCACTATATTTAGTATATGTATCAGGATAGTTTACATAAATATCTGTATATATAGGAACAGGACCATACTTTATTGAACTTAAATCCGTATATTCCACTTGTGTTAATTTGATACTTTTTGAATTATATTGTTGGCCTACCCCTTTTACTAACTGAGACCATTTATTTGCTTTGGTAAAATTATTTGTTTTTGTATTGGATTTGCTTGCAGTATATGATAAAACCTCAGCTTTTCTTCGCATATCGAATTGAAATTTGGTAAATTGTGGGAATTTTTCATAAGGAGAAATCGGTGTGTACCGAACAGGTGGGTTCGGAAATAACATTTGTTTCTTTCGTTGATCGCATATCGTGGCCAAGTCAGTATTTGTTGTAGTCATTGAATAATATACATAATGAATGTATATTATTTTACGAAATTATAATTTAGAGGCATACCACAAATTGGATAAATAAGAATAACTACCTTTTGATACAGTAGATATATCTAATTTGGAAGTGGTCGTAGTTGGACCACTAGATACTACTGAATTGATTTCAAATATGCTTAATGCTCTGGCAAAATATCGTAAATCTGCTAATTTACCAGTAAATCCTCCGTTTTGACATGCATAAACATTACTATAATTTTGTTTTGGAACATTTTGTAAAACTACACGACCCGATATAGTACCATTAATATAGACATCTAATACAGTATTTTTTAATCGAATAATAATATTGACCCATTTTTTAATAGGCACATTATCTATTTCGATCGTCTCATTGACATTACTATTTGATACAGTATTCATAATGACGTGTAATTTGTTATCACCTGGTGATAAATATAAACCAGGCGCGTTATTTACTGAAGCAATATTTGTAGTTGAACTATACACATTATCACCTTTATTAAAAATATGTTGATATTGAATGTCACTACTACCTAAATCATCCAAATAAATCCATGTAGACCAAGTAAATTCCATGCCAGTGGTTTCGTTATTTGATTTCATGATAGGAACTGAACTACTACTATTCGGGTCTTGTGTAATAGTTACTGGTTGACTGCCTTGTATCATCCCTTTTATCAAGTATGGATCATCTTTCGGCATTATAAAATAAATCAATAATGATATTCCTAAATTTAATATGAATATAAAGAGGATGAATACTAATACCAGAAAAGCGATCTTCGCAATAATTGTATTTGATGCAGAAAACTGTGGATTCGCACCAGGTTCGCTTGAAAATCCCGATAACATAGTATTAAATTTTTGTTTCATATTACCAAAAAATCCAGAAACATTGTTGGATACATTGGATACATTATTTTGCACATTTATTCCTTGATTTTGAGGTTGTTCTAAATTCATGTATTTATATTATATTATACATACATAAAGTTATTTGTTGCAAATGTCTAAAATAATTTTGTATCGGCAAAAATTTCACCGTTTTTCAATACTTTCAGATTGGCATTATAAGAGTTCATACTAAATATGCCACCTCCACTGACTGAATTATAACCAGAAATATAATTATTCATTACTTCTTCTGGTGACATTGGATGTGTTGTTCGAATTAAATTTGCAACTCTTGCGTCCCAAGTATTTGTTCCGCCTAATACTAATGAGCTCGTAGAAGCATCCGATGGTACTTTTGGCATACTTGTTAACTTTTGTGATATAACCAATTTGCCATTTAAATAAAAGTCAACAATTTGGCTATCTGCACTAAAAATAATATATACCCATTTTTGTAAAGGGAAATTATTGGTAATAGTAATTGTTTGTGTAGTATCATCGGCCAATGATATATCACAGTATAAAGTTGGTGTGGATTTATCTAAGTATAAAGCAAAATTATTACTGCGAGTTATAATATTTTTTTTAATGGAGTTATCCCAAGTATTTACATATAGCCAAATACCATAAGCATAATTCAAACTACTTGGATCTTTTAATGTTGTGATTGGAGGGTTAGAATCCATCAAATTCGCAGAAGTTTTCAATGTTTTTACTGAATTCATCCAAATATAAATGTAATATAATAAAAATACTATAATTATTCCTAAAATAATAACAACGTAATTCATTTTATAATATAGTATGTTATAATATTTTATTTATTTTACTAATATTCATTTACTGGAGGGTTCTTATTCATTAATAATTTATAAATATTATTTATTTCGAATTTGGAAAGGGTTTTATTAAAGAAAGCTATATTACATATGGCTCCATCTAAACCATTTTTACTACCAATAACAATTTCATTGAGCGTATCATAATTATTAGGTTCTGTAATAGTAAACGTTCGTTTTAATTCTCCATTTATGAATATATCTAAATTGTTTGATGAATAATTTAAAACAATATTCGTCCATTTTTGTGGTTCATTTGTTATTGTATATTGGTCTTCTTTGTAATAAAATACTAATTTATTTCGACTATTTATATCGTCAGGTTTATTATAGTAAGTAATTCGCGGTGTATTATCTGCGAATGTAAATATATTACTTTCGTTATGGTAAGCGCTATAATTATCTGGTTGTGGATTAATATAAGTCCACATAGAAATTGCAAAATCTTCACGATATGTTGTTTTTGTTGTTTCTTGATGTGGTTTGTTTGATTTTTTGTCTTTTATCATCATATTATTAATATTCAACGAATATTCGTGTGTCAAAAAACGACTATCGGATAATATTGGTGTGCCATTTGTTCCGCTTAATACTTTGGTTGCTAATTTTGGAAAATACAAATAGAATATAATTAATATCAATTCTGTTATAAAAAGAATGTAGGTTGTGTTCGTAGTTAATTTAAATTGTTGTTTCATATATTCGACAAAATCAATTAGTAAACATGGCAAATAGAATAGCAACCGAATAAATATTCCACCCCAACCAGTATATGATCTTAAATGTGTATTAATGATTGTAAACAAAATAGATAATGTTAACAGAATAATTATACCGAGGATAATCGTTAACACATAAGTACCCAATACAATATTTTGAGGTGTTAAGTTTGTATATACATAACTACATGCAATTAGAACCAACATAATAAATATTCCTGAAAATAACATTGTTTTAAAATGAATTGGTTCGGATGATCCATTATTCTCTGAATTTGAAAATAAATAAAATAATATAAATGGTATTACAAGAACAAATAACAAATATAAGTAATTCGAAAGAGAGAATTTTTGTATATTATCATTGAATTTATAAAATATGAATGTAAATATAGCGATTATAATAAAAAATACTATATAAAAAATTAAATTAGGAACAGACACCCCCATCTTTATATCTTATTCTAATAAGATATAGACATAAAATAAATCATTCTTTTACACCTTTGAAATTACCTAAAGGTTTTCCATAGTTGTTTTTTCACCATGACATTCACGACACAATGCGACTAAATTACTAACTTCATTTGATCCACCATATTCTAATCTTACTTTATGATCTACTTCAAACCAAGCGGTTAATTGTTTGCTACAGCCACCACATTTCCAATTTTGACTGGATGCTACATATTTTTTCTTTGTTTCACTAACAGATCGTTTGGTTGGCTGTTTTCCAGAAGTTAAAATACGCTTTTCGGATTGTTGTTGTCGTATGGGTACTACTGGATAATTATATCCGCCTTCTTGCTGACTATAACTTCCCCAATATTGATCGGCTAAAATATTTTGTTTGGTGGTGAAATCCAATATAGGTGATATGATACTGGAGGCGTTTTTATCTACTGGTAAATATTTTAAATAATCATTTGATGCGGATAACATTTCTCGGGCTTGGGCGGGTCTTCTACGAATTACCCAATATATCATTAATGCAGCGATGGCAACACCCGCCATTTGATAATATTTTTTCCATGATAATGCGATTTTCAGATATTTACCATCGCTATAAATATTCGCCATAATGAACCCGGCAATTAAAAACAATATTATTTCAAATCTCATACTTTATATATCCTTAGATTTTTCTTTTTGGCGGATTTATCTAACTATCATAACATATATATATTAGAAACACGAGCAATAATATAATGAAAATATGTATGATATGTTTACGAATATTTATTTGTTCGGATAAATAAATCGGTTTGGGTTTATATTCCGCATAATATTTATCTAAACCGGTTTGTAAACTCACTTCTTCTTTTCCTAATAGATAATTAAATTTGTTATGTATGAAATGGACCCAACGAATAAACGAATCGCGATTATCTAAATAGGGTTTTACTGGGTATTTATCTAACATTTGGCTAAATTTATTTCCCATTTCCGGTAAAGGTATAAATAACGGCATGTTTTGTATTAAATCATAATATTTGCGTTTCGTTACATCATTTGGATATTCGGGATAAGAATGCGCAATTGTATGTAAAAAAAACCAATAATGAGGACCCCATACATTTGAATCAAATAGCATTCTTTTATAAATATATAAAGATATAGGAATATAATAGATTACACTGACCGAATAATAAAAAATGACTGATAATTATTGTAATAATTGTGGAAAACAGGGGCATCTATATCATCAATGCAAAATGCCAATTACGAGTATCGG